CGGCGTTTAGATCGCCAACAGCACCGAGCCCGACGATGCGGCATTTTACGAAGAGCCCGTTTATGTTGGCATCGACTTGTCGGCCAAGACGGACTTGACGAGCATGGTGTTGATTGCTTGGCGCGAAGCCAAGTGGAATGTGCGCGCATATTTCTGGACGCCCGAGAAAGGCCTCCGCGACCGCGCCAAGCGTGACCGCGCCCCGTACGACGTGTGGGTCGATCAGGGCTTGATCCGTGCGGTGCCCGGCGCTTCGGTCGATTACGAGGTGGTGGCGCGGGACATGGCCGAGATTTTGGCCGACTGCAACGTGGCGGCGGCTGTGTTCGACCGTTGGCGCTTCGACTTGTTGAAGAAGGAGCTGGACGAGCTGGGGGTGTCGTTGCCGTTGATGCCGTTCGGGCAAGGATTCAAGGACATGGCCCCGGCAATCGACAGCCTAGAAAGTGCTTTATTGAACGAACAGCTGGCTCACGGCAATAATTCTGTCCTGACGATGTGCATGGCCAACGCTCGCGTCGAAAAGGACGCCGCTGGCAACCGCAAACTCAACAAAGCCAAGGCCACTGGCCGCATTGACGGAGCTGTTGCGTTGACAATGGCCATCGGCGCGGCCTCCCGACAACAAGAGGAGCAAGGCGACATTGACCACTTTCTCGCAGCCCCTCTCACGCTGAAATACTGACATATGGCCACTTTTTATCAATCCTTGCGCCGCTGGTTCGGCAACGTCGGCTCCACGGGGCAGCAAAACGGCGTCCAATTCGGCGAGCCGTTCACGCGAGTGTACGACAACTCGAAGGACTACGGGATTGATGGCGCGTTGCAGGTGTCGGCGGTCTGGGCGGCGGTGGAGCTGCTGGCCGACAACATTGCGTCGTTGCCGCTGTTCGTTTACAAGAAAGAAACGGGCAAAGAGGGGCACAAAACGCTCGCCAGAGACACAGATTTGTGGACTTTGCTGCACAACTCGCCCAACCGTCGGCACACCCCGATGGAGTTCTGGCAATATATGACGCTGAATTTTGTGCTGCGCGGCAACGCGTACGCAAGATTGGTGCGCAACGACGCGGGCGAAGTGATCGAGATGTGGCCACTTTCGGCTGATCAGGTGGAGGTCGACGTGCTCGCAGACCGCACGGTGGTGTACAAATACAGCTATGAAGGCATGATCGCCGTGTACGACGAGCGGTCGATTCTTCACTGGCGCGACAAAGGCAACGGGATCGTGGGCATGTCGCGCCTGGACTACATGCGCTCGACGGTCGGCCTCGCGATTGACGCGCAGAACCACAGCGCCAGCACCTTCCGCAAGTCGGGCAAGCGTCCCGGCGTCTTCATGATCGACAAATTGTTGACCGACGCGCAGCGCAAGTCGATCCGGGAAAACTATCGCGGCCTCGTCGAAGGCGGTGACGACGAGTTGCTGGTGTTGGAAGCTGGCGCAAAGTTCGAACCGTTGAACATGTCGCCCGTGGACTTGCAATTGATGGAGACGCGGCGCTTCACGGTCGAGGATATTGCGCGCTGGTTCGGGATCAACTCCGTGATGATCAACGACACTGCCAAGACGACCACTTGGGGCACGGGGATTAACCAGCTGATCGAGGGCTTTTACAAGTTCCGCCTCCGCCCCATGCTCACGCTGCTGGAGCAAGCGCTCACCCGCCGCGTCCTCACCGCAGGGCAACGCGAGTTGTACTCGGTCGAGTTCTCGCTGGACGCGATTTTGCGCGGCTCGTTGAAAGATCGCTTGGAGGCGGGGTCGACGGCGGTGCAAAACGGCTTGATGACCCGCAACGAGTGGCGTCAGCTGGAAAACTTGCCGCCTTATGCCGCTGGCGGCGATGCGCTCACCGCGCAAACGAATCTTGCGCCGCTGGAAGTGCTTGGCAAGCAAAACGCAGCTAGCGGCGGCATAATCAGCTGAAAGGAACAGTCATGAGTTTGCGTAAACAACTTCTATTGGGCAACGTCGAGCTGAAATTTGCCAAGGCCGAGGCCGGGGCTTTCACGGGCTACGCTTCCGTGTTCGGCGGCATCGACTCGTACAATGATACGATCTTGCCCGGCGCGTACAAGTCCGTGATCGAGCGCATTCAATCCGGCGCGGCCCGCATGCCCAAGATGTTCGTGAATCATCGCTCATACGACTTGCCCGTGGGCAAGTGGCTCAGCCTCGCCGAAGACTCGAAGGGATTGCTGATGGAGGGCGAGTTGACGCCCGGCAATCCGCAAGCCGCCGTTGTTAAGGCCGGGATGCAGCACGAAACCATTGACGGCTTGAGCATCGGGTACGCGTTGAGCCGCGACGACGTGGAGATGGTCGAAAAGGGCGACAGTGTCGTCCGCATCATCAAGAACATCGCCGAGTTGTACGAGGTCTCCATCGTCACTTACCCCGCCGACGACGCGGCGCGGGTGGATTTGTCGAGCGTGAAGTCAGCGCTGGACAGCATCGAGACCATCAAGGATTTGGAAGACTTTTTGCGTGAGGCAGGGGGTTTTTCAAAATCGCTGGCAACGGCTACGGCAAGCCGCGCCAAGCGACTTTTCTCTCAGAGTGAGTCTGAGAAATTCCAACTGCCAGACGAACTTCAGCGAATGATCGCTGAGAATCTCCAAACCTCTCGGACTCTTTAAAGGAAACACCATGTCTGACATTCAAGAAATCAAGGCTCTGGCCGAAACCCAAAGCACCCTGTTGGCCTCGCAGCGCGAGCTGAAGAGCTGGATGGAAAAAGCCAACGGCGAACTCGCCGCCAGCAAAACCGTCGAAACCGAAACCAAAGCCGCCATGGAAAAGCTCGCCGCCAAAGCTGGCGAGTTGACCGACAAGTGCTTGGAGTTGGAGCGCAAGCTGACCGCTGGCGCTGAAGAAGGCCGCAAAGCCGCTGAAGAGTCCTTCGGCGAGCAGTTCGTGAAGAGCGACGCCTTCCAAGCCATGGCCCAAGGCCGCAGCAAGTTCGCCCGCATGGAGTTCAAGACTGCCATCGTGAACGCGACTGGCCAGAACCAACCGCTGGTGCCTTCCGCTCGCGTCCCCGGCATCATCGCCAACCCCAACCGCGTCTTGACCATCCGCGACGTGCTGCCCGTGGGCCGCACAACCAGCAACTTGGTCGAGTTCACGCGTGAAAACGTGTTCACCAACAACGCTGGCGCTCAGTACGCTTCGCCCGCACGCGAAAACGTGACCAAGCCCGAGTCCGGCATCACCTTCACGTTGGCTTCTGCCGCCGTGGTGACCCTGGCCCACTTCATCCCTGTTTCGCGCCAAGTGCTCGACGACGCTCCCCAGCTGCAAAGCTACGTGAACGGTCGTCTCACTTACGGCCTGAAGCTGGAAGAGGAAGACCAGCTGTTGAACGGCGCTGGCACCAGCGGCAACTTGAGCGGCATCTTGGCCTCCGGCAACAACGTCGCGTACAACCGCGCCGTGACTGGTGACACCAAGGTCGACACTCTGCGTCGCGCCATCACCCAAGCCGCTCTTTCCGAGTACACCTCCGACACCATCGTGATCAACCCAGAAGACTGGGAAGCCATCGAGTTGTTGAAGGACACCACAGGCGAGTACGTGTTCCACGGCGACATGGGCCCAATCGACATGATTGGCCCACGCATCTGGGGCAAGCGCGTCGTCGCCACCAACTCCATCGCAGAAGGCACGTTCTTGGTCGGCGCAATGACCATGGGCGCGCAAATCTGGGATCGCATGGACGCGGCTGTGCAAATCTCCTACGAAGACGGCGACAACTTCAAGAAGAACATGGCAACACTGCTGGCCGAAGAGCGCTTGGCATTGACCGTGTATCGTCCTGCCGCCTTCATCAAGGGCACCTTCGCCTAATCAGCGAAGCAACCAGAGAGGGGCTGCGGCCCCTCTTTTCATCACCCCGCGAAGGACCACCATCATGGAATTGATCGAAGTTATTGCGCTGTCGCATTTCACGGACTCGCGCATCGGCGGCGCGTCGCGCAAGCAGAAGTTGCGCTTGCCCGTGGAGATTGCCGAGCAGCTGGAATCCATCGGGCTCGTGCAGCGCACAAACCCCACGGCGGCGACCGCCAACGCACCCCAATCGACCGCACCGCAGGACGTTGGTGGGGGCGAGTCGCCTGCATTGTCGCCAGCGGCCCCAGTCTCACCGAGCGAGACTGCGATTTTGTCCGAGACCGAGGGTGGGCAACCATCGCCATCAACGACAGCTGGCGACTCGCACGAAGCGCTGACGTTCTCTACGCTTGCGACGCCCAGTGGTGGCGCGTCCACCACCAAGAAGTCGCTCAAAACTTCCAAGGCGAGCGCTGGACCCAAGACGAAGCCGCCGCAAAGCGCTACGGCCTCCACCGCATCGGCAGCGAAAACTACCCCGGCCTCGGACGGCACGGCGTGATCCACCAAGGCGGCAACTCCGGCTACCAAGCCATCAACCTCGCCTACCTTTGGGGCGCCAAGCAGATTATCCTGCTCGGCCTCGATTGTTCACCGTCCAAGGATGGCAAGGCCCATTGGTTCGGCCAGCACGGGCCACAATTGACGCAACGGCAACCCTTTGCCCTCTGGCAAGATAAATTCCCAGCGCTGGCCCAGGATTTGGCCCGAGAGGGCGTTCCGGTGCTGAACGCGAGCCGGGAAACGGCGCTGCGATGCTTCGAGCGCGTGAAATTGGAGGATTTGGCATGTTGACTTTGTTGACGATGACGGGCGGGAGGCCCGAGGCGTTTGCGTTGTGCGAGCGCTGGATGGCTCGACAAACGTATGCCGGGCCTGTGCGCTGGATTGTTGTGGACGACGGAGAGGTGGCGCAACCGATCTCCTTCGCCCGAGACGGCTGGCAAGTCGACGTTTTGCGCCCGACGCCATTTTGGGCTCCTGGACAAAACACGCAGTCGCGCAACATAAAAGCCGGGCTCGACGTTCTCGGCGCAGACGCCCGGCTCGTGATCATCGAGGACGACGATTGGTATGGGCCGGAGTGGCTCGTCACGGTCGACAAGGCGCTCGACAAGCATGAGTTGGTGGGCGAGTCGCACGCCCGGTACTACAACGTCGCCCAGCGTCGCGCACGGCAGCTGGAAAATTTCCAGCACGCCAGCTTGTGCTCCACCGCCATGCGCGGCAGGGCGATTGACCAGCTGAAAGGGGTTTGCCGACCTGGAATTCAGTTCATTGACGTGATGCTGTGGCAAGCGTTCGGCAGCGAGGGGGCTTTTCGCGGCGAGAATGTTGTCGGGATCAAAGGCCTCCCCGGTCGCAAAGGCATCGGCATCGGCCACGACAAGCGCTTTCAAGGCGTCTCCGACAAGTCGGGCAAGATTTTGCGCTCTTGGATTGGGTCGGATGTTGCGGCATACTTAGCGCCGGAGAGTCCAGATGAATAAGCCACCACGCCCCAGCAACAACGTCGCCGACGAGCCAATCACGCTCGATGTGGCGCGACTGCACTTGCGCCTGGACACCGAGGGCTCGCCCCCGGCCCACCCAGACGATGCGCTGGTGGAGGCGCTGATCGTGGCCGCTCGTGAAGCCGCAGAGTCGTACACCGGCCTCGCAATTGCGTACCAGACGTACACGCTCGCGCTCGACGAGTTCCCTGACGCGGCCATTGTGCTCGGCAAGTGGCCCATCAACGCCATCTCCAGCATCACCTACAAAGACGCCAACAACGCGACGCAGACCGTCTCGTCGGCGGATTATTTCCTCGACAACTATGCGCGTCCCGGCGAAGTTGCTCTGCAGCCAACAAAGTCTTGGCCCGTGACGGCGGCAGTCGCCAACGCGGTGGTGGTCACATTTACGGCGGGGTTTACGGACGGCTTGAGCCCTGACCCTTACCCTTTGCCCAAATCTCTGAAGCAAGCGCTCCTGCTCACCATTGGACACTTGTATGACCATCGCGAGGCGGTCTCGGCGACCGAGAAGTACGAGATGCCGATGGGGGTGATCAGCTTGATGACGCCGCACCGCATTTCAATGGGGATGTGATGGACATCGGACGCCTCAACCAACGCATAACCGTGCAACGCCGCTCGGCGACATTGGACGATTATGGCCAAGAGTTGAACACATGGATCGACGTGGCCACAGTGTGGGCCAACGTGAAGCCGATCGGCGGCAGAGAAAAGATGCGCGCCATGGCTGTGGAGTCGCAATTGACGCACACAGTCGCCGTGCGGTATCGCTCGGCCTTCATGCCGCCGAAGGCCGTGGACGCCTTCCGCATCAATTATGGCGGAAGGATCTTCAACATCACAGCCGCTCGCGACGTGGAAGAAGATCACGAGTACATAATCTTCGACTGCACGGAGGGCTCGCTGGATGGCCAATGAGATAAAGGTCGAAGGCCTCGCCGAGCTGCAAAAGATGCTGAACCAGCTCCCCGCAAAGCTGGAAGCCAACATCTTGCGCGGCGGTTTGCGGGCGGCTTCGAACATTTATCGCGACCGAGCGCGCAACAATGTGCCTCGCAAAACTGGCGACCTGCGCAAAAGCATAAAGGTCAGCACCAAGAATCGCAAAGGCGTCACCTCCGCCACCATCAGTGCTGGCGGTGGCAAGGTGTTTTACGCGCACTGGATCGAGTTCGGCACGGCGTCGTTTTTTGACGGCTCGGGCCAATCGGTCGGCGCACCATACAAAATTCCCGGCGTGACCAAGGGCGGCAACTCGACACGCAACAAAAAGGCGTTGTCGTTCGGAGAGTTCGCCTACAACAACGTCACGCACCCCGGCATCCGCCCGGTGGCCTTCATGCGCAACGCATTCGATGGCGGCACGGACGAGGTGATGGAAGCGCTGAAGCTGTACATTGGTGGGCGCATCGGCAAGGAGATGTTGAAATGAACCCCGAGCTGATTGTTGCTTCCTTGTTGAATCACGCCTCCATCACGGCCTTGGTGGGCACGCGCCGCGCATTGGCGCAGTTGCCGCAAAACACTGCGATGCCAGCGCTGGTTTATCAAGTCGTCAACGCCGACCCTCGGCCAAATTTGGACTACGCCGACGGCCCCCAAATGGCTCAGGCTCGCATCCAATTCAACCCGTTGGCCGTCACGATTCCAGAGGTGAAAGCAATTCATAGTGCGTTGCGCTCTGTGTTGGACTTCAAGCATAATTCTACCGTCGCGGGCAAGCTGGTTGTCAGCTGTCGGTTCAGCTTGCTGGGCCCGATGGACAAAGACAATGAAGCTGGCGTGTGGACTCAGCCCGCAGATTATTTGTTGACCTACTATGAATGAGTCGGTCAAAAACGAAGTTGCGATTTTGAGAAATCAAATTTGCATCCCCCTGCCTGCATCCCTGTGGGCTCATCCTCTTGTCATTGAAAGGAAAAAATCATGACTGTACGCACCTCCGCAGGGACAACTCTGCGAGTCACCTCCTCCGCTCCCGCCACGTTCGATTCTTCGGGCTACACCACTCTGTTCACGGCCTCCCCCGTGCCAGCACTGGTCGGCGAGATTACCGACTTGGGCGAGTTTGGCCGCGAGTTCGCTCTGGTCACGCACAACCCTGTCGGCACACGCGGCACCCAGAAGTTCAAGGGCTCCTTCAACGAAGGCACCATGACTTTGTCGCTGGGCTTGGACACCGACGACGCTGGCCAAATCGTCATGAAGGCCGCAAGCCTGAGCGACAACAGCTACTCGTTCATGGTCACCACGCAAAATGGCGACAAGTACTTTTTCCAAGCCAAGGTGATGTCCTTCAAGGTCGCAGTCGGCTCTGTCGACTCGATCACCACGGCCACCTCGTCGCTGGAGCTGACTGTCAACGCCGCTGGCGTGGGCATTGTTGAGTCTCTGGCGGCTTGATTCGAGCACTGCCCTAGTTGGCAACACGCGCACCGACTCGGGCCAGTTCGCATCCTTCGCGGGGTGCGGCTGGCTCGGGCACGGGCAATTTCACTCCCCGCGAAAGGACTTTTAAAATGTTTGATATTTCCGCACTTGCAGTTCAAGACACCACCATCATTGAGCTCGAAACGCCCACGGGCGACGAGTTGCTTAACGACAAAGGCGAGCGCCTGAGCATTACGGCTTACGGCCCCGGCTCCAAGCAATTCAACAAGGCGCAAGGCGTGCGCAACCGCGCAATTCTTGAATACGTGAAGCGCGGCGGCAAAAAGATGAAGGACGGCGAACAGCGCGAGTTGGACGCCGAGTTCCTGGCGGCTTGCACGGTGTCGTTCAACAACTTCACGTACAAAGACCTCACAGGCATCGAGATGTTCAAGGCCGCGTACCTCGACACCACCATCGGCTTCATCTCCGAGCAAGTGAACAAAGCCATCGGTGACTGGGCAAATTTTACGCAGGGGTCTGCGAAGACCTGATCCTTTACGCCAAGCAGTTTGCTTGGTTCAACGCGAAGCCCAAAAAGCCCGACGCCCCCGGAGCCGTCGCCAAGCGCGACGGCTCCGCGCAAGAGTTGACGCGAGCGCAAGACGTGATCGCTCGGGGCGGCACCCCGCTGATGCCGCCTTTGGAGGATGCAAATTATGTTGTTTCCTACTGGCAAGAGCTGGGCATGGTGGAGTCCAACGGCATGGGGGCGACGCCTTTGAGTGCGCGAGAGATTGCGGCGTGGCAACAGGGGTCGGGCATAATGCTGCAAGCGTGGGAGTTTCACATTTTGCGTGAGATGTCTCGGGCATACTTAGCCCAGTTGCACGAAAGTGAAAAACCTGATTGTCCGCCCCCTTACGGTGATCCGGTGAACAACTTCGACCGAGAGGTCGTGAGCAAGAAGGTTTCCAACGCTTTTCAAGCATTCATGCAGGCAAAACGCAAATGAGCACCACGGTAGGCACTTTGACGATCGAGATGGCGGCGAACATTGTTCGCCTCCAGCAAGACATGGACAAGGCGCGTAGCAGTGTTGAAAACACCATGGCCAAGATCAGCAAAGCCGCTGGTGCTGCCGGGGTGGCGTTGGGTGCTTTGGGCGTTACGGTGGGCGCAGGGGCTTTTGCATCTTGGATTCGCGGCGCGATTGATGCGGCTGACGAGACGAGCAAGTTGGCGCAAAAGATCGGCTTGGCCGTGCCACAAGTGGCCGGGTTGCAGTTGGCCTTCCGGCAGTCGGGCATCGACGCTGGTGCGCTGCAATCCAGCATGAGCAAGTTGTCCGTCGCAATCGCCAACGGCAACGACGCGTTTGTTGCGATGAACATCAGCACCAAAAATGCTGACGGCACGCTGAAAGACACCCGGCAAATTCTCGGCGAGGTGGCCGACAAATTCAAGGACTACGAAGACGGCGCGGGCAAAACCGCGCTGGCGGTGCAATTGTTCGGCAAGGCCGGGGCAGACCTGATTCCGCTGCTGAATGGCGGCTCGGAAGCGCTGGACGAGTTCGATGCAATGGCCAAGAAGCTCGGCCTCACGCTGGACGAGGACACCGCCAAGCGTGCCGAAAAATTCAACGACACTCTGGACCTGATGGGGCAAGGCTTTGCCGGGATCAGCCGCCAAGTTGCGGCGCAGTTGTTGCCGACGCTGGAAGGGTTGGCGGACCAGTTTTTCTCGGCCATGACCGAAGGCGACCGCCTTAAGGTGATTGGCGACGCGCTGGCCACCGGGATGAAAGCGCTGTATGTTGTCGGCGTGTCTTTGGTCGGGGCTTTCCGTGCGGTCGGCAACACGTTGGGCGCGGTTGGCGCGCAGGTGATGGCGGTGATGAAGGGCGACTTTGCTGGGGCTGTAACCGTCGGCAAAGAATGGGCTGGCGACATGCAGAACATCTGGACCGGCTCGTTGGCCGAGATAGAGAAGGCTTGGAACGCCAACGGCAGCACCGCCGTCAGCACGATGACGGCCACGACTGCGGCGCTGAAAAAGCAAGCGCCCTACGTCTCCGACGCCACAAAGAAGCAAACCGAAGCGCTCAACAAACAAGAAGAGGCTTACAAAAAGCTGGCCGGCAGCATTGACGAAAAAATCGCCGCGATAGAGCTGGAGATGAACCAAGGCAAGAAGCTGACTCCGGCTCAGCAGCTGGAAATCAAGTTGCTGAAGGACATCGAGTCCGGCACGCTGAAGTTGACTGCAGCTCAATTGCAAAATGTGAAGGCCCGCATCAAGGCGCTCGCTGCTGCGGAAGACTTGAACGACGAGTTGAAACTCGAAAAGCAACTCTTGGAAGAGTCTGCCAAGGAGAACGCCAAGTGGTTCGACACCATGGACAAGACGACGCAAGGCTTGATCCAAGAGGCTGAAAAGCAGCGCGAGGCGAACGACGCCATCACGCTCGGCAAGCAAGCCGTGGAAGAACTGCGCGTCGCCAAGCTCCGCGAAATGGCCGTCAGCGCCGACAAGAAGGCCCAATGGGCCGAAGAAGCGATGCTGGGCGATTCGGTTGTGAACGCTTACCGCGACCAAGCCAAGGCGCTGCGCGACCTCGCCGACCTGAAAGAGCAGGGCATTCATGTGCAGTCCGCCAAGGACGCGGCAGAAGCTTGGGAAAAGGCCACCGACTCGATCACCAACGACTTGAGCGATGCGCTGATGCGCGGCTTCGAGAGCGGCAAGGGTTTTGTCGACAACATGATCGACTACCTGAAAAACAAATTCAAGAGCACCACAGCCGAGTTCGTGCTGAAACCGATCGTGGGTTCCGCCGTCAGCTCGGTTGCGGGTTCGCTCGGCATCACGGCGGGCACCGGAACCAACGTCGGGCAACTGATGATGGGCGGTGCGAGCCTCTCGGCGCAGGGCGCGGCTTTCGGCGAAGGGTTCACAACGGCTGTGTCAGGGTGGTTCACTGGTGGCGCTGAAGTCGCGTCGATGGGCAGCGCAACGTCGGGGGCTTTCGGCGCTGGCGCGAGCGTTGCCGGGGCAGTTCCTTACGTCGCTGCGGCGCTCGTCGCGGCCAACGCGCTGGGCCTCATGCGCAGCAAGAAAATTGTTGGCGGCGGACTCACCGGAACGCTGGGCGAAGGCGACATCAGCAGCTACGACCTTCAGCGGCGCGGCGGCACGTTCTTCAACGGCCCGAGCTACACGATGGTCAACACGCAAATTTCCGAGCTGTCGGCCTACCTGCAAGGGTCGTTCTTCAAGATGCGCGAATCTGCCGCCGTGATGGCGCAGGTGATCGGCAAGTCCACAAAAGAGGTCTCGGCATTCACGATGGCGCTCGGCGATGTGAAGGTGCATCCCGACATAAATGAGCTGGGCCTTGTTTTGGACGGACTGTCCGATGAGCAAAAAACCGCAAAAATAAAAGACGCTTTGGACACCGCCAACGAAGCGATGGCGCAGTTAGTTTTGGGCGCGACAGACTTGCGCCATGCTGGCGAGACGGCTTACCAAGCGCTCCAGCGGCTCACCGGAATCCAACTGGTCAGCAACGCGCTCAATGAATTCGGCGGCGCATTTTCCAATTTTGCAGCAGCGTCGGTCGGCGCGAGAGAAAGCGTGATCGGGTTGGTCGGCGGCATCGAGCAGTTGATCAACAAGGCGCAAGGCTTTGTCAGCAACTTTTACACTGCCGAAGAGCAAGCCGCCATCACCGCTCGGGGCGTTGTGACGGCGCTGGGCGTTGCCGGGTTCACAAAGGCGCAAATCGCCGCGCTGGAGACTCGGGCAGATTTCCGCAGCTTGCTGGAAAGCATCAACATAGACGCCGAGTCGGGCCCCAAGCAGTTCGCGGCCTTGTTGGATTTGCAAGACGAGTTCGCTGGCGTCAGTGGCATCATGGAAGAGCAGCAGCTGTCGTTGTTGGAGTTGATTGAGGCCGCGCCGCAAGTTGAAATGTTGCAAAAGATTTTTGAGAGCGACTCCGAACACCAAACCCGCGTCCAAACCGCCGAAGAGTTGGCGCAAGTGGCCTACGACGCCATGGTCACATCGCTTGGCTCGCTCAACGTGTCTGTCGACAGCTTGGCCGTCGTGATGGGCAACGGGCTCGACCGCATCGCAGCGTCCACCGCTGGCGCAATCTCTGCCGCCAACGCCGTCGCCGCACAAGCCATCGCCGCGGCGCAAGCGTCGTCTGCTCGTGCCGCGGCAGCAGAGGTGGCGCTGGCAGTCGCCACAGACTTTTCCGTCTCTGATGCGTCCGGCGGATTCGCCTCTGGCGGCTACATGACTGGCCCCGCGCTGGTCGGTGAGCACGGCCCCGAGTTGTTCGATCCGCGCACCAGCCAGATCTACACGGCCCCGGCCACCAGCAACATCTTTGGTGGCAACGAAGTGGCCGCTGAGATTCGGGCACTGCGCGACGAGGTGAGCATGATGCGCTACGAAACCCGCGCCACAGCCGTCAACACTGGCAAAATTGCCCGATTGCAAGACGACTGGGATGTGCGCGGTCTCACGGTGAAAACCGATGTGGATCAACCCTTGGACACTGTGGCCGTATGAAAGTAATCAAGCCCATCACCGTCACCGACGCCATGATTCTGGCGAGCAACGCCGTGGAAGCGTATGCAGCCTGGTCATCGGCCACGACCTATTCCAAGGACCAGATCGTTGATTACGGCACGTTTTATTACATCAGCTTGGTCAACACAAACTTGAATCACCTGCCTGACGAGGTTGGTTCAACCTATTGGGTCGTCGTTTCCCCGGACAACAAGCACGCGATGTTCGATGGGCAGGTCAGCACGGCCACCACGTCGACAAGCCCCTTGACGGTGACGGTCGAGCCGGGCATTGTGAACAGCGTTGCGATGGTGGGCCTCGTTGGGTCGTCGGTGACGATCGAAGTCACCGATGGCGGCGCGAGCCCGCCAGTCTACAGTCGCACGGTGAATTTGGACGGCACGATTTTGCTTGACTGGTACATGTACTTTTTCGAGCCATTCGTGCAATTGGGCGAAGTGGTCTTGACCGACTTGCCCCCATACTTGAATGCGGAAGTGACGATGACGTTGAGCTCGGGCGGCTCGGTGGCGATTGGCGAGCTGATCTTTGGCACAGTCTACACTTTGGGCGCAGAAGGCACGGAGCAAGGCGCAACGGTCGGCATCATTGATTACAGTCGCAAGGACACCAACCCGGACACCGGAGTGACAACATTCACGCGCCGCGCATTCAGCAAGCGCATGTCGGGCCAGTTCCTTGTCGCCAACAATCAGATCAACGGCGTGCAACGCATCTTGGCCGACATCCGCGCAGTGCCGTCCGTGTTCATTGGCTCCGAAGAAGCTGATTACGCACCGCTGGTCGTATATGGTTTTTATCGTGACTTTTCAATCGACATCGCGTACCCGACCAAGAGTTGGTGCCGCATCGAGGTTGAGGGTCTTGTCTAATTGAAGGAAGAACTGAAATGGCAATCACTCCCCTGCCCACGCCACCCAGCCGGGACGACCCAACCAACTTCGCAACTCGCGCGGATGCTTTCCTGGGCGCGTTGCCAGACTTCGCCACGGAAGCCAACGCGCTCCAGGTAGATGTCAACGCGAAGCAAGTAACCGCAACCACGCAAGCGGGCATCGCAACCACGCAAGCGGGCATCGCAACGACGCAAGCGGGCATCGCAACGACGCAAGCGGGCCTCGCAGCTGATCAGGTCGTGTTGGCTGCGGCGCAAGTTGACCTCGCGGAAGACCAAGTCGCCCTCGCAGAAGCGCAGGCAATAGCCGCAGCGGCATCCGCAGCAAGTGCAGCCGCACTCGCTGGGGCGTTTGTTGGCACCTCGGCCAGCAGCTTGAGCATCGGCATCGGCAACAAGGTCTTCACCACGCAAAGCGGGGAGCAATACACGCCCGGCATTTGGATGACTGCGGTTAGCCAAGCTGACGCTTCAAACTTCATGTTCGGCCAAGTGGTTTCCTATTCCGGAACAACGCTGACACTGAACGTTCAGTCCACGGGCGGGAGTGGCACCTTCGCTGACTGGAATCTGTCTTTGGCCGGGGTACGGGGCGCACCCGGCGCAGGCATAACCGAACAGTCCGTAGGCTGGATCGCATCTGGTGGCACATCCAGCCGCACGCTTACGGTTGATCGAAGTGTGTCCACCTCGGGGCTGCAAGACACGCTCGTGAGCGGCACCAACGTCAAAACAGTAAACGGCGCGTCGGTACTCGGTTCCGGGGACATCGTTATTCCAACAGGTACACAGTTTGACTTCGTAGCGGATGGGGCAATTACGCAGGGTAAGGCGGTCATTCTAAAAAGCAATGGCAAGGTGGCGCAGAGCGCGATTGCTTCTGCGTCTGTCGGCACTAACTTGAATTCGTCTGGGAATTTTGCCAGCGCTGTCTCCACTTGCTACGACCCTGTCAACGACAAGTTTGTGGTGTTCTATTGCGACACTACGGATGGCAACAAAGGCAAGGCGATTGTTGGAACTGTCTCAGGCTCCACCGTGTCGTTCGGCACGCCAGTCGTGTTCTACAACGCAGCCCTTTACACCGGGAGCACGAACGGAATTGATAGTTGTTACGACGAGGACACTGGTCAGATCATTGTCGTGTACTCGCCATCTTCCGACACGATTGGGCGAGCGAAAACGTGCTCGGTATCTGGTACGACGGTCAGTTTTGGGTCTGAACTAAGCACTGGGCAGCTGGCCTACGACCTCGGCGTTTGCTACGACACATCGGTGAACCGAGTTCTGTTTGCGTATCGATCTGGGTCAGCGCAACTGGCGTCTGTTATTTCTGTTTCTGGGACGTCGCTTTCACTAGGTGCGACTGACACTGCATATGGCTCTAACGTCAACGGTTACACCAGTTCTGTCGTTCACTGCCAAGGGCACGGCACTGTCGGAACAAACGCCATTTGCTTCAACACGGGCGGGCAGGCATACATCACCATCGCAAAGATCGACCCTTCAACATTTGCCCTGTCGTTTGCAGGCACTCAGTCCGTAGGGTACGGTGACGGGTACGCTTACGGCAAAACTTTGGCGTGGTCATCGGCGTATCAGAGATTGACAGTTTTGCGAGATGGCGGGCCTTCTGTGGGGTATGACCTCCGCACTGTCACGTTCTCTGTTTCTGCATCCGCTTTCACATTTGTGGTGTTGGCAACGGTAGACAATAGCGGAAGCTATTCAGCGCCATACCAGAACTTTCCATCGATCGCTTGCTCCCCAGATGGGCTGTCTATCTGCGTTGCATTTCCAGATGCCGGTTCTTCGTATTACGGCAAGATTAAATTCTCCTCTACGTTCACGGCATCGTCACTTGGGTTTGGCTCTGAGATCCAATTCCAAACGAGCGATGTCGGATGGACTTCAGTTGCTTACAACGCAAGCGGAAAAGTCCTTGTTGGGTATTCGGTCACGAGCGGATTTGGCAAGGCCGTGATTGGTACAGCCCCAATCCCTGATCAACGCACCAGCTTCATCGGTTTCGCGCAGAGCACGGTGTCCTCCGGGCAGACCGTGACCGTGTCTACACCGATGGGGCTGGATGCAAACCAGTCGGGGCTGACACCGAACACAAATTATTTCTTGAGCAATAGCGACGGAACTACGCTGACCACCACGGTGAACGGACCACGGGTGGCCAAAGCGTTGAGCGCGACCAAGGTGTTGGTCCTTGGAAGCAACGTGTATCAAGTCTAAGGAACAGACATGCAAATCGTAATCGAGAAAACCACACGCCGGGCTGTCCTGGCATTCCAAGATGGGGATGTTTTAAGTTTGCAGGAAGACGGGCTACATGCCCCCGACCTGTTCGTTTCTGATCTCTCTACCGCAACACATGAAATCGTAGATGCGGCTCCACCCGTGCCTCCGATGTACTGGGTGCCCGGAGCGCTGACATACACCGTAAATGAATGGGCAGTACTGGATAGAGACACCTACGACAAACACGTTGGCCAGTCAATCGCAATTGCGTTTGAAGAGATGCGCCGAAACCGTGCGGCCGAGTACCCGCCTGTCACCGACTACCTGGACGGCATTGTGAAGGGTGACGCCGAGCAGGTGCAGGCGTACATCGATGCGTGCTTGGCTGTCAAGTTAAAGTATCCCAAACCAACGGAGTAAACGATGAGCGAACAGATCGACGAAACAACAGCACGGCTGAACTCGCACGAGGCTGTGTGCGCACTGCGCTATGAACAAATCAACGCTCGGCTGAAGCGCCTGGAGCAAATCATGATGCAAACGGCGGGCATCATGATTTTGTCGATGGGCGGCGTGATCTTCGCCGCGCTGTGGGGCGCGGGGAAATGAAAGACTGGGCCGTCAGCTTCATTGCGGCGGCGCTGCTCGTCGGGCTGATCGTTTGGTGCGCCAAAGTTTTTGTTGAGGTGTTGACGTAATGGACCCGATCACATTGGCGCTGGCAGGCATGGCCGCCGTGCAAAAGACGGTCTCGATGATCAAGGAGGCCTCCTCCACCATCGACGATGTGCGCAGCCTCGGGCCGTTGCTCGGGAGATACTTCGAACAAAAGCACGAAGTCACCAAGGCCCTGACGCAAGCAAAAAGCGCTGGCGGCTCCAACATGGGCAAGGCGGTGCAAATCGAGCTGGACCTGAAGGCGCAACGCGACTTCGAGGAGCAGGTGAAAGGCCTGTTCTTCCCCAACAACATAGACGTGTGGAACGCGATCATGGTGCGCGTGGCCGAGATGGACAAGCAAGACAAACTCGACGTCCAGCTGGCTCGTGACCGTGCGCTCAGGGCAAAGCAAGAGCGGGAAGAGCTTGTTGAAATTCTTATAGTTGTCGTCGGCGTGACGCTGATTTTCGCCTTGGTGGGCTTTGGTGCCTATCTGGTCATGTACGCAAGGAACTGATAATGCTTTCTCTCTTCTCCACCCTCGGCGGCTTGCTGATCAGCGGCCTCCCCAAGCTCCTGGAGTTCTTCCAGAACAAGGCCGACCAGAAGCACGAGCTGGCGTTGGCCCGCATGCAAACCGAGCGCGAACTCCAGTTGGCGGCGGCGGGGTTCGCCGCACAAGCTCGCGTCGAGGAGATCCGCACCGAGCAGGTGGCGATGCAAACCGAAGCCGCAATGACCGAGGCGGCGCTGAAGCACGACGAGAAAGTGTTAGATCGCGCCAGCCGCTGGGTAGCGAACTACGTCGGCACCGTTCGCCCGACCGTCACGTACTTGTTCGTGCTGGAGCTGCTCGCCATCAACGCGTGGCTGGCGTATTATTTGTTCACGCACCCCGGCCTCGTGCAAAGCGTGGACGACCTGATTCGGTTCAGCGACATAATCTTCAGCTCCGACGAGATGGCGATGCTCGGCGGCATCATTGGCTTTTGGTTCGGGAGCCGCAACTGGAGCAAGCAGTGAAACTGGGCGCGGCGGGAGTTGAATTGATGCACCGCTACGAGGGGTGCCGCAACAAGCCGTACCTGTGCCCGGCCCACATCTGGACGATTGGCTACGGGCACGTGCTTTATCAGGAACAAATCCGGCTCCCCATGGTGCGTGTCGAAGGCAAGGATGTGCCGACGATTCGCAAAGAGTTCCCGCTGAAACAGGAGGACAATCGTGTCTGGAGCAAGTCAGAGATTGAGGAATTGTTCGCGGCTGACGTCGCGGGTTTTGAACGCGGTGTTCTTCGACTTGTTCCCGGCGCTGCTGGCGCTCAAGGGCGCTTCGACGCTCTGGTCAGCTTTGCCTTCAATGCTGGGTTAGGAAATTTGCAGCGCTCGACGATCCGGATGAAGGCCAACCGGGGCGACTGGGGCGGCGCGGCGGAAGCGTTCATGCAATGGACCAAGGGCGGCGGCAAAGAGTTGCCCGGCCTCGTCGCACGCCGCAAGGCCGAGAAAGCGCTGTTCCTGAGTTAGGTTGCCATGAGAAGCCATTGAGCCCCGCACGGTCACCCGTCGGGGCTCTTTTTTTGGCTGAGCGAAGTGTTAGAAGCCGCCGCGCTGCTCGCTGACGCCGTCCTCAGCGTCCTCGTACTTGGCCACGACGGTGCCCTTGCTGACGGAGGCGTGGAAAGCCTTCGCCGCCGCATACACCTCGGCCCGATCGACTTGCGCGGCCAGCTCGAACTTCACGCCGAACCATGTTCCCTTGTCGTTGGACTCGGGCACTGTCGACATGCGCACGACGTTGGCGAACGTGGGCGGCGTGAACATGCCGCTCGGGCCGTTCACCTTCACCGAAGCCAATGCGCTCATCAGCATCTTGGATTTCTTGATCTGCGTGGAGGTGAGCGACACCAGCGCCTCTTTCCAGCCGCCCGTGTCGGCGTCGAGCAACAAGACGTAATGGTTGCGCGTGTCGCTGATGCGGTCGCACTTCTTGTCGCTCACCGTGCCGTCGGCCAGCGGGATGTACAACTTGCCGTCCAGGTCGACGATCTCGCCCTTGGCGCGCATGTCGGCGACGACTTCGGGGGCGAGCTCACCCTTGAAGCCAGCGCCGTCCGAGCCCTTCGGAGCCCAGCGCAAAAACACGCGGCGATAGGAGCAAGGAACGATGTGCACCCCGGCCTTGCCGTCCATCAACTTGCTGGTGACGTTCTCGTAGAACATCCCGGCCTTCGCCCCTTCCATCGCCGCGCCCGAGGCTTCGTCGACTTGCGGCGAGCCTTTTTGTAACACTGACAAGAAGGGAATCGCGAACGACTCGGCAGTCGCGCCTTCCATACCCGCACCTGCGTCCTCGGCGAACATTGAGGCGCTGACCGCCAGCGCGGCGTTGCTGGTCTCTGCGATTTCCGTAGAGGGGTCTTTCTGAGTTGGTTTTGTTGCCATGATGGCTCCTGAGTTTAAAGTTGCCGCGCATTGGGAAAGGGCCGCGCGGCGGGACGCCCTTTATTTATCTGTTCTTCGGCGGTTTCAGCTTCGCCTTGCTGTACGGACGCAACGCAAACGTCTCGGCAGGGATCGTGAACCCGGCCTCCATCTGTTCCTTCACGAAGCTCTTCAACGTAGCGGGGTGCACACGCTCGACCACGACTGGCGTTTGTCCCGTGAGCTGAATCACCTCGGCGCTAAACTCCTCGGCGGCTTCTTGCTCGCCGCGCCCAAAGGCCACCACGACCTCGGTCTTGATCAAGCCGCCGAAGCCATTGTCAATCAGCCACCGATGCGCCTCCGGGCGGCGCTCTTCGGAGATGCCGCAGTCGACTTCTTCCTTCACCTCGATTACCGAGCCGTCCTCCAACGTGACGGAGGCCATCCCGACCTCGCGCATCAACTCCGGCAGGTCTTCTTGCTCGATGCGTTGCAGCGTGCGCTTCGCGTCCTTCAACTGGTCTTCCAGCTTGGTGACGACGGCGGTTTGTGCGACCAACAAATTGGCCAAGTCGATAATGCGTTTCAAGTCGCTCATAGCTGAATCTCCACAGGAATGTAAGTGCTGCTCATCCGATCCCACTTCAACATCCGCAACAAGCCGCCCGTCTTGCGCGACGCAATGCATGCGGCGGCGGCAATCAGCGAGGGGTCACCGACCGCCACAATGTAGTCGTGCTCGTTGAAGTCGCTCATCTGTTCCTTCAGCGCGGCAATCAGCGGTGCGGTGTGCAGGCGGTTGGCGTTGGGCGGGAGCATGACGGTCACGTCGCCGAACGCCTTGGCCGAGTCGAGGTTGATGGTGGGGATCCAAAGCCGCGTCGCCGCGTCGAAGCGACTCGGTTGTTGTGGCACGTAAACTCTTGTGTTCATTTTGCGTTATCCTTTCTAGGGTTCAATTATCGCTCAGTTGCTGGGGCGGAAGTCGCCCAAGACGTTTGCGGCAAGACCGCTCTTGCGTTGCAGCGCACGCGCAATCGACTCGTCAATCGTCCCCGTGGCCACGAGGTCGACGTACACCACGTTGCGCTTTGTGCCGATGCGGTGGGCGCGGTCTTCGGACTGAAGGCGTGTTTCCAAGCTGAAGTCGTTCGAGTAATAAATCACCGTCTCCGCGTTGGTCAGCGTGAGGCCGATGCCGCCCGACTGGGGTTGCCCGACGAACACATCGATCTCGCCGCGCTGGAATCCGTCCACGGCCAGCTCGCGGTCGGCGCTGTTCACGCCGCCATGGTACTCGGCCACGCGCAACCCGGCCTTGCGCAACGCGGCGGCGACTGCGGCCAGCTCCTCGCGGAAGCGTGCCCACACAATCACCTGCCCCGTCACGTCCTCCAACAAGTCCGCCAGCGCAGCGAGCCGTGGATTCTTCTCGCCAATGTAGATCGGGGTGCCGCCACCGGGCGGGTTGACGAAGCCGGAGGTGATTTGTTGCAGCTTCATCAGCGCCGCAAGGTCTTTCACCACCACCACGTCTCCGAACTCGTCTTCCATGCGCAGGTCGTCCCGCATCATCTCGTACGCCCGCACCTGCTCCGTGGTGAGCTCGAAGGGGTGCACCTTGTAAATCTTCTCGGGCAAGTCGAGGCAGTCGCGCTTCAACACGCGGTACGAGTGCGGCTCCAGCAACCCTTGCAACTTGTGCAAGTTCCTCCAGCGCGGAGAGCCGTCCGGGTTGCGCGCAATGATCTGGGCCTGAGCCGCACGCGGGTTGCGCTGGATCAGGTTCCGCATCATCGGGTGATTCGCGTTCATCACCTCCGCGTACTCCGCGACAAAGGCGCGGTAACTGGTCGTCCCCAACAAGCCCGACTCCAGGAACTCCATCTGCGAGAACACGTCGACCGGGGCGTTGGTGACCGGGGTGCCGCTAGCGATGCGTGCGTACGCGGCGAGGCCACGCAACCGCAACAGCGCCTTTGTGCGCCCGGCGTCGGGGTTCTTGATGCGTGAGGACTCGTCGATCACGAACATCGCTTTTGTGGCGTTCAGGAAGCGCCGCGCAAAGTCGTAGCCGTCCTTGGTCATCAGCGCATCAATGTTGATCGACAACACGCGCAACGGCACAATGTCGCCCACGTCACGCGGCTTCAGCAACTCCTCGATGTGCGCACGCGCCTTCTTGCCGCCGCCCGAGCGCCATGCCCGAGCCACCACGTGCGCGTCCACGTGCGTGGGGATCTCGCGGTTGACCCAGTTGTTGTGCACGCCTTTCGGGGCGACAACGAGCAGTGCGTCGATTTTCCCCGCCGCGTACAGCCGCTCGGCGTCGGCGAGCAGCGTCCAGGTCTTCCCGGTGCCTTGCTCCATGAACAGCGCGTAGGCGGTGCGCCCCGCCATGCGTGCGAGCGCTGTCACCTGATGCGTCATGCCTTTTGTTTTCATTTCTTGGGCCCTCCGAGCCTCTTTGCGACCAGCGCCCAGTCCGACGCAACGGAGTGCGCGGCGAGCTGTTGCATGGTCATTTCATTTATGTCGTCGGCAAAAACGCCTTGGATCATGAAGATGTCGCGGCCCACGCCGATTAAGACGAAGCTCTTGCCGCCCCACTTGTGCCAGTCCTTGTGCCAGTTGCGCTGATCGCGGCTCAGCCCCTTGTCGCCCAACACTCGCGTGGTTTCCCGCACGGGCGGAGCCTCAACCGCTTTCAATTCAACGAACGACGTTATGTAGCAACACGCCACCACGTCCGGCGTGCCGACGCCCACCACGTTCTCGATGCGCTCCAGCCGCACATCGCGGCCAATCGCGCGGCGCATCCTGTCCCACAAGCGCTGTTCAGTCTTGCGCATCGAGGGCCTCCGGTCTGTTCAGGCATTTCATGCGTTGCACCTTCACCATCGCAAAGTTCGGGATCCGGTTGCCGCGCACCATCAGCACGTCACCTTCTTGCAGCGAGTTGGCGGCGATGCGTCCCAGCGGCTCGTAAGAGAATCTGTCGATGCGCAACGTGAGCGGCACGCCACTGTCGTCGGTGATGAAGATGTCGAGGAAGAGCGTTTGCCCGGTCTTCAGCTTGCCTTCGCGCCGCGCCAGCCGCACCGTCTCGTTCTCGTCGCGCACCTCCTTGCGCACGACCTTGCCGAGCAGCAAGACGTTGCCCTCGGGCGGCAGGGCGTTCATCCTGGAGAAGTAACTGCCGGGACGGCATCCAGCAGACTCGGGGTCGGCGTAGAGCGCGGCGTATTTCTTTTGCAACGGGTACAACTCGCCGAACTTCACCTCTGCCGCCGCGATGCGTGCGCGCAGCTTGTCGTCCATCTTGCCGGAGCGCCGCGCCTCGATGGCGGCGACAGCCTTGGCGGGGCCGAAGCCTACCAGGTTCATGAAGCCGCCCACCAGCTGGCCATCCTTCACGGCCCAATTCACCTCGCTCAGGTCGGGGTCGAACGCCGCGTAGCGCACGCCCTCCTTGTCCATCTCGCGCAGAATCTCCATCGTCTGGTCGTCGTCCTTCGCGTTGCGCAAGCATGCGGCGGCGTATTCCAGCGGGTAATAACACTTCATCCACGCGCACCAATACGAGATCACCGCGTACGCGCACGTGTGCGACTTGTTCATGCCCCATGCGCCGAAGTTGCAAATCTCGTTCCAGATTTCCGCCGCCTTGGCACGGTCGATGTTGTCCTGCGCCGCGCCAGCAAAGAACTTCTCGCCTTGTTGGTCGAAGAATTCCTTGCCTTTGCGGCCCGACATCGCCTTGCGAATCACGGTGGTGTCCTCCCAGGAGAACTTGCCGATCTCGCGGACGATGCGCATGACTTGCTCTTGGTACAGCACCACGCCGAAGGTGTCCTCCAACATTGCGCCCAGCGCCGGGTGCGTGACGGTGGTGACCTCGCGGCCAGCTTTGCGAGCGATGTACTTTTGTGAAGCGCCGCCGCCCAGCGGCCCCGGCCTCGCCAGCGCCGTGACGTGGTCGATTGCTTGGAAGGCGTCCACGTGCACCTCGGCGGCCACGCGCCGCTGGGCCTGACCCTCGAACTGGAAGATGCCGCTGTACTTTTTCTGGTTGAAGATGTCGAGCACCGCAGGGTCGTCCAGCTTCAGCGCGTACAGCTGTTCGCCCGTCACCACGCCCGAGTCCTCGATGACGCCCAGTGTGCGCAGCCCCAGCGCATCGATCTTCAGCAAGTTGAGCGCCTCGGCGTCCGGCTTGTCGAGCTGGGCCACGCCGTCCGCGCCAATGGTGCAGAACTCGTTGATTGGGACGTTGCAAACGATCACCCCCGCCGCGTGCACCCCGGTGTGCCATGCGTGCCCTTCGACCTCGCTCATGATGGCGGCGGTCGGGTTGCGCTCCATAAACTTCTTGCCCACGTCAGTGTTGGCCAGCGTGTCTTCCAGCCCCTTGCCGTACCGCGAGTCGCCCGACGAGTATTCGATCAGCACGTTGTACAAATCGAAACGCTCCTTGTCCGGGATGCCGAAGCGCTTGCACACCTCGGCCAGCACCGAGCGCGGCTTCAGCGTGTTCACGTTGCCGATGCGCGCCACGCATTCGCGCCCGTACTTGTCGGACAAGTAGGTGAAGCACTGCTCGCGCTTTGTGTCGCTGAAGTCGATGTCGATGTCGGGCAAATCCTTGCGCGTCAGGTCGATGAAGCGCTCGAACAACAACCCGTGCGGGATGGGGTCGACCTCGGTGATGCCGATCAGGTAACACAGCAACGACCCAGCCGACGAGCCGCGTCCGGGGCCGACGAGCATGCGTTCCTTGGCCCAGTCGATCAGGTCGGCCACCACGAGGAAGTAACTCTCGTACTCCTTCAGCTCGATGGCGGTCAGCTCGCGTTGCAGCCGCGCCTCGTACTCCTCGGGCCAGTGCGACAAGTGTCCGAGCGACAAGCGCTTTTGCTTGCCAGCTTCGGCCAGTGCGCGCAAGTCGCCGTCCACGCGGATGATTGGGGCGGTGGGCAAGTCGCTGGCGCATCGTTCCGCAATCTCGTGAGCGTTGTGCACGGCTCGCGCAAACTGTGCGTCGTCCAGCATTCGGAACTGGCCCCGCAACTCGTCCACGGTGAGCAGGTGTTGCGGCGTGGCACGTTCGCCGCGAGAGGCGATGGACATGAAGGCGCTGAAGTCCTTCTTGGCCGGGTAGAAGTTGTCGGAGGTGACGACCAGCGGCTTGCCCGTCCGGGCGTGCAAGCGCATTGCGGCGCGTTGCGTGAGCGGGGACGAGGGGTTCAAGTCAATGTAATCGAACGTGTCCGGATCGGTCAGCGCGGCCCCGGCGAATCGAATCACGCCACCCTGCGTCTCGGCGAAGAGCCGCTCAATGCTGCACCCTTCTTGCCGCGCCGCAGTGCTGAAGCGATAAAAGGCCCGAGTGTCCTCGGCCAGCGCCCACGCGGTCGGCTTCAGCCCACTTTCCTGCACCACTGTCAGCTCCGTGCCGAACAGTGGCTTCACGCCTCGGGCCTTCAGCGCCTTGTGCCACCGCACATGTCCCCACGTGCCGCCGTCCACGATTGCCGCAGCCGGGGTGCCGAGCGCCACGAGCGCGTCGGCGACCTTGGGGATTTGGCCATACGCTTGTCGGAAGGAAAACTCGGTGCGCACGCGCAGTTGCGGAATCACTCGATCAGCCATAGTTCCTCCGCCTGAATAATCTCGACCAGCGCCTTCACGTCGTCGAGTGCGCGGTGCGTTTGCGCCAGCGGCTTGCCCAGCACGGCCTCGTACAGCTCCAGCATCTTCGGGTTGCGGCCCCACTGATCCTTGTACAACCCCACGGTGCACAGCTCGCGGCTCGGCCATGGGAAGTCTAACACATCGTTGCGTGCAAGTTCGCCGCGCAAGATCGCCTTGTCGAAGGGCAAGTTGTGCGCCATCACCGTGGTGGCCTGTTCGAAGAGCCGCCGCAGCTGGGGGAGCACCTGCATGAAAGTGGGAGCGCCCACCAGCATGTCGTTGGTGATGCCCGTGATCTTGGTGATCTCGGGGCTGACGTCCTCGCCGGGGTGCACGAGGACGTTGTACTCCTCGACGATCTCGCCGGAGCGCCCGAGCAGGACGCCTCCGAACTCGATCATCTTCGGTTGCTTGCGCATCGGGGCGTCCGGGTGCAGTGTCAGCCCGGTCGTCTCCGTGTCGTAGACGAGAATCATTCGACTGTCCCGGGCGCGGCGCGGCGCACGATGAATTTCAGGTCGACGCCCAAAATGTCCTTTGTGTCGAAGATCACGTAATTGTACCAGCGCTGTCCGGCAATCGCAGGGTTGGAGTGCGACTGCGTCATCACTTCTTGCGCTACCGCAATCGAGCGAGCCGCGAAGAACTCGCGCCACTTCAACAACTCGTCCGCCGAGCAATGCATGCCGAGGTGGCTGACGGAGTTTTCGCGGTCCTCCTCTTCCATCCAGTTTGGCCCAGTCGTGTAGTGCAGCACCTCGAACTCTTTGCCCGAGAAGATTTCATAGTTGAACGCCAAGTCCGCCTCGTTGCTGCCCGGCTCGCTGAAGACTTTGCCGTCGGCCACGACGTGGTCCTCGTGCCAGCGCACCGCGCCAATGTCGCGCAACAGCGCTCGGGCGGCGATGGGGTCTCGGGGGCAGATGGCGATTTGTTCGATTGTGAATTTCAACATGATGGTTCCTTGTGGTGGTGATGAAAAAAGATTTACGCGCCGTACGGCAGGTCGCAGCCGGAAAGGTATTTGTGATTGAATTTGTTGCGGAGCAGGAAGGCGATAAACTCTGCAACGGCCTCGGGCGGCGTTTCCTCGCCCGTGAGCAGTCCGGCCAGCTGGTACTTCTGCGCGGCCTCCAAGGTCCAGCCGCGTGTGTCGACAACTTGTTGGTCGATCGAGTCGCTCATCTCCGTGCCGCGCAGCTTGTTGGGTGAAACGGAAAACACCGTGACGCCTTGCGACGTGAGCTCGCGTGCCAGTTGCTTGGTGAGGATGAGCGCCGCACCCTTGGACGCGTTGTACGCCGCCGAGCAGCGCATCGGCATGTGCGCGGCGTTGGAGACGATGTTGATCACGGTTCCCTTGCGCTCGATCAGGGAGGGCAAGAACGCCTGAGTCATCT